AAACCTTGCGCAAGCGCCGCCGTCGATCCTGTAAGACTATAGCTACCGCTATCGGCAACTTGACCACGGAGCAATGCCGCAGCGCTGCCGGTAACTGTGTAACTGCCGCTTGCGGCTGCGAGAGTTTGAGCAAGAGCCGCAGCCGAGCCAGTCAGTGTATAGGTGCCACTGCCAGCAATCAGTCCGCGCAACAATGCTGCGGCACTGCCCGTGACAATGTAGCTACCGCTTCCCGCAACCAATCCCTGTGCGAGAGCCGCGGTTGCGCCAGTTAGCGCATACGTCCCGGAGCTCGCGGTAAGTGCGAGCGCAAGGCCGGCCGATGTCCCGGTTAGCGCATAGCTACCGGCCGATGCCGAGAGAACGGCAGCAGCCGGTTGAAATACATTGTTTTGAAAAACATTACGCTGGAAAACGATAACGCCAGCACTTGTGACTGTTAAATTGGCGCTGCTTCCGGTTAAGGAGTAGCTGCCACCGGCCGCAGCAAACCCAAATCCAAAAGCCGCGGCAATACCGGTGAGCGTATAGGCACCGGCAGTTGCGACTAAGCCGCTCGCCAATGCGGCACCGCTGCCGGTTAGAATATACGATCCGCTGCCTGCTCCTAACGCTTGCGCAAGTGCGGCACTGCTTCCAGTGAGCGTATAACTGCCGGTATTGGCAGTTAGTGCGAGCGCAAGGCCGGCCGATGTCCCGGTTAGCGTATAGCTGCCAGCTGCGGCGGTTAGAATAGTTTCCGTAATTGCGGGTTGGAATACGTTGTTTTGAAATACATTCCTTTGAAAGACTGGAGCAGGGGCAGATTGAAAAACGTTAGATTGAAAGACGGTCGGTTGAAATACTATTGCCATTAGGCGATGGAAATTGGCGGTGGTACAACGGCCGGATCGGTTTGCTGTTTCTGTACGCTATCGGTTGTCGCATTCATAAAACCTTGCAGCCAAGCAAGAAAATACGCAGTTGCCGGTTTGGTCACGGGTGGCGCTGCCCCACCAATCAAAGTCTCATTATAATTTGTTGCAATCCAAGCGAAAATCTGCTGCGCGTCAGCATCCGAGATCGTATAATTTTTTGTTGCATTGAATGCGCCGCCGGCCGGCCAAACGAGATTGGTTGGCCAATTTTTCGGTGGCTGTGCTGGCAAGGGCGCAAAGCCAGATGATGTGATCGCCATTGTCCCCATGCTATTTTCCTATGCAATATCGTGAACGAGTAAATAGCCACCGCGTTTGAAAACGGTCGCAGTGCCGCTCGAGACTCCTTGTGCACCTTGCACATTCAACGTACCAGCAACATTGACCGTGATTGTACCCTTGATTGAGATATGACCGGCCGTGCCAGTAATCGCCACGGCACCAACAGCAGTGCCTAGCGCAGTTGCTTGCGTATTACCCTTGATGCCGTTGGCGGCACTATCCACAATCCAACCGTCATAGATGATATTGGTCGCGGTTAATCCGGAGGTCGCCACCAGTGCCGCGCGAGCACCGCCAGCCGCCGCGCATGTGAATGGCAATTCCGCCTCGAAAATATAAGTCCGACCAGCCAGCAAAGCGACAGAAAGAGTTGCGAGTGCCCCGAGTGTTACGGTACTTGTGAAAGATACGTCCGCAGTAATGCGAGCTTGACCGGCCCATTGTATAAAACCAGTAAGATTAGTGACTTGGGTTGTATTGGAAATTGTAAGAATATTGCCAATGCTAGAAGTAGCTATGGCAAAATCTCCGGCCAAACTAGAAATAAAGTTGGCCTTAAGATAAGTACTTTCTATGCGGACTTTTTCACTTCCACCGCGAACGAAACTAATATCTCTACCGCTGCCTGTTCCCGCATTCTGCGTTCCAATTGTCAAATTGTTTGAGTTTGTTGTCCAATCGAACACACCGCGCTCATAATTGCTAGCATCAGTATAAGTGTTATAAACCCGGGAAGCAGTCGCACTCGTACCATTTTTTTGTTCAGTATTGCCGGTTTTATCTACATAAAAAATGCTATTGCCGCCGACTTGCAAATCTTGCAGTAATGATCCTGCTGCGCTTGCCGTATTGGTAATGTTAAGCTTGTAGCCCGTAAATGTGATGCCGCTCGCATTCCAAGTTTGCGTTCCATCCAAAACCGGTATTGATGTTGTAACCGTACCTCCTGTTGCCGCGATAGTCGTTACCGTATGCGCAGCATTCCACTCATCGCTGCCAACGGGACTCGTCCCATCATCAGCAACAGCAACAACAGCGGTGTGGGTGATCGGCATATTAGGCCAGGGTGAAAGTGGTTGCCCCAAAATCGACCGTCACTGTATTGCCCGCCGTGACCGTCAGGCTTGAAGTATTGTCCCAATAGGCAATCAGAGGCTTATTTGGCGATGTCTGTGTGTCATTGAAAAGCACCGCATATCTGAATGAAAACCCGGCACCCGATGCTGTCCATGTGACATCGGTGCTCGTGACCGTGACCGTGCCTGTCGTGGTCGATATGCCGACGGTCGTGGTAATGCCGCCGGCTGTGTAACCGTTGCCCGTACTCAATTCGGTAATAGCAGAAAGCGTAGTATGCGTGGGGTCCGGCGCGGCATTAGATAATGCCACCTTGAACACATTGGAGCTAAAATCATGCTTACCGCGGCAAAGCTGATTGGTCATATCGTAATATTTATTGTATGTCGCCATTGTCGGTCTCCTATGGCATTGCTAGGCGAAAGCTTGTTAGCCGCACTGGCCCGCCCCGATAGATTTTCGTCGTATTGAGCTTGATCACGGCATCGGAATTTTCATCGCCTACATCACAAGAGAAGATTTCAGATCCGGTTGATCCCATGATGCGCGCACTTGTCACGATGCCCGTGGCCGCCGCGGAATCTTCCTCAATGATTTCCCGAAATTCTAACTCGCCGCCGGCAGCTGGCGCGGTCGCCGGATCGGATAATTTTAGGACCGCAAGCGCGCGGCCATTATTTTCAAGCAATTCGATGCTGCCGCCATCGAGCAAATCCGCAAGCGCATTGAGAATGGCATCACTTGCCTGATCTGATAATTCGATCATCATGGCTGATCGTAAACGGGAACAAAATTACCATCATTGTCCCGTTCGACACGAATGATCTTTGCCGACGTTTTGCGCTCTGCAATCGGTGGTGATTCATGCAATAAACGCACCGCATTTGCGACCTGTTGCGCGAGTTCTGGCGAAATGGCAACGGCCGCGGCCACGCATTCGCGCACGAATGGCGCGACACCTTTTGCGAGCGCGCCGATTTCCTCTTCGGTCATGCCGCCCTCAAGGCTTCGGTGAATTTGTGCGTCAACAATGCGAGATCCTTGGCCCCGCTTTCCCCAATTTGCGGATCGCTCGCCGCGGGCACGGAAGGCGATGCTGTCGTCGCTGACATTGGCGTTGTGGCCGGCGCAAATGGATCGGCTTGCGCATCGCGCTTGGCCAAGGCCTCGAGGCTATAATTTTGCTGCTGCATGTATGGAGCGTCGCCGCCGGGAACCGGTCTAAGATCGAATTTGGCTCGCGCCTCATTCGGCGCCATGACGCCAGCTCCAACGGAATCCTTGATTGTCGTAACCAATGTCGCCGTGTCCATTCTCATTAAATTCTCGGTGTCAAATTCGGTGCCCAATCCGACTGACCATCCGATGCCGAGACCGGCGTCCAAGCATTCCTCCATTTCCTCGATCGGCGATTGCAATGCTTGGGAATAATATTCGATATTGAGGGCTTGAATATTGATATGCGTTGGCAATGGATCAACGCCGACTTTCCACGGCGGCACATGGTACACCGAGCAGACGACTTCTGCGGACCATTTGAGCTGTTCGATCATTTGCGTTTCGACGGCCGTCAGCGGCATTTTTTGATACGTCAATCCGCCCTCGAGGACTGCCACACGGCCAAGATTGATGCGCGAGAACCGCGCCTCCCATTCGTCTTTGATGCGCTGCTTTTCCTCAAGATTGAGATTTCCCGGCGCCATCAGCAAACCGCCCGGTGTGGAATTGTTTTGAAACAGGATGGCGGAAGCTTTTTGAGCATTAAGGCCAAGCATGGATGCGAGCCCGCTGGCAAAAACCGCCGGCGTTCCGACAAGCGGATGAAAGAGACAATTCGAGCGATCGTGAATGATCTCGCGTGCCGGCACGGTGATTTCGGTTGGAATGCCTGAAATATTGTCTGCATTCAGTTTATAAAAAATGCTGCCATCATCGGCGACAAGCGGTTGCACGCGGCAAGGATCAAGGACATAGAGATCCGTGACGATATTTCGATTGTCACGAACTTTTAGAATGTAAGCATTGCCACGCGAGAGCTTCGATAAGACCCACGATTCCCAAAATT